CAAAGATGTATATCAATGAGCTAATGGCTGGACGTTATGAACCAATGCCCGCGGCAACAGCATTTCCAAATGATAGCGATGATCGTTATGAAGGCATGCTAGTTGTACGTAGTGAACTTACAAGTATGTGTTCACATCATCATCAGATTGTTAGAGGTGTAGCATACATTGGTATTATTGCATCAGATAAACTAATTGGTTTAAGTAAGTATACACGTATTGCACAATGGTGTGCTATGCGAGGTACACTACAAGAAGAACTTGCAAACGACATTGTACGTGAGATTCAGAAGGCAACAGGTGCCGAACACTTAGGTGTTTATGTACAAGCAACACACGGTTGTGTTGAAAACAGAGGTGTAAAGGCACACAGTAGTCTTACACAAACAACTGTTTTAAAAGGTGCGTTTAAAGATGACGCAGGTACAAAGAAAGAGTTTATGGATAATATTAAACTCCAACAAGAATTTGCATGTGGGAAGTAGAGTATGAAACTTAGATATTCAGAAGCGTTTTATAGCGTACAAGGCGAAGGCAAATTTGTAGGAGTACCTAGTGTATTCTTACGTACTTTCGGTTGTAATTTTCGTTGCATGAACTTTGGCTTACCAAGAGGTACAGCTGCTAGAGCAGATGGTGTTAAGCATAATCCAGAAGTAGCAGAACTAATTGCCAAAGAAGTGCATAAAACAACACAAGACTTTAATGACTTGCCTATTATACATACAGGTTGCGACACGTATGCAAGTATCTATCCTGAATTTAAGAAATTAATGATGGATAGAACAGTAGACGAAGTTGTTGAACACTTGTTATCACTTACTCCGGATGGTAAGTGGACAATGGACAATGGACAAGATGTTCATTTAATCTTTACGGGAGGAGAGCCTTTGTTAGGGTGGCAAAGATTCTATACCGAATTATTAGACCACCCACGTATGCAGGATTTAAAAAATGTTACATTTGAAACAAATACTTCTCAAAAGTTACGAGACGACTTTAGAGACTATATCAGTAATCAAGAACGATTTGAAGTTACTTGGAGTTGTTCCCCAAAACTTAGTGTCAGCGGAGAACGCTGGGAGGATGCTATTAACCCTGATATTGCTAGTGAGTATTTCGCTGTTCATGGTAGTGAACTTTATCTTAAGTTTGTTGTGGCTGACAGTGTGGACGTCGAAGAAGTTAAAAGAGCTGTTGCTGAGTATAGGAGCGCCGGGATCGAGTGTCCGGTATATCTTATGCCGATGGGCGGAAGAAGCGAAGAATATTCCCTCAATGTTAAAGAGGTTGCGGAACTATGTATGGCGCAAGGGTGGAGATTCACCCCAAGACTCCATATCGACTTATTCGGCAATGCATGGGGGACTTAGTCCAAATGATCTTGATAACTACTATAACGAACAACACAAGAAAGCGATGAACGCAGAAATTGATAATAACTTAGAACAAAGAGTTCGAAAGGCAGGTATATGATGGGATGGTTAAATAAAAAAGTAAAAGACTTAACAGGAGTAACAGCTAAAGAAAAAGCTCTTGAAGTTGAAGCGGCACGTCTTAAAGAAGAAGAAAGCGAACTTCTTAAAAAGAAAAACCCTAAAGAATATGCAACACGCAGAAAAGAACCGTGGGTAAATGTACTTGACATGAAAGTAAATCAAGACAATATTCGAAACGGGTTTTTTGAACTTGATTGGAACAAGTACTTCATTAAAGATCTTATTACAGCAGGTTACGGAGTTGATAACGATCCAGAAGAAGAGATTGTAGATAGATGGTTTCGTGATATTGTATATGGCATGTTAGAGCAAGAAGGAATGGACACTGATCGAGGTGCTGGCTATATTAATATTGTGCCAATTGATAAAGGTAAAAGTGAAGTATCTTAATGCTTGACAACAGCCAGATCTGGTGCTATAATAGTACTATAAATTACAAAAAGGCAAGACTATGTTAGAAATCTTAGGCATTACACTATTAGTTGCATTAATACAAAATGGCGACATTTTCTCATTATGCATATCAGGGTGTTCATAATATGGCAACTCATATATTAGTAGACACAGCAAATACGTTCTTTAGAGCTCGTCACGTAGTACGTGGTGATTTAGATACTAAAGTAGGTATGGCATTACACATTACATTGAGTGGTGTTAAAAAGGCATGGCAAGACTTTGATGCAGATCATGTTGTATTTTGCTTAGAAGGTCGTTCATGGCGTAAAGACTTTTATGAACCTTACAAGCGTAATAGACAAGTTGCTCGTGATAAAATGACTGTTACTGAGAGTGAAGAAGATAAAGTCTTCTGGGAAATCTTTGACGAGTTTAAAGACTTTGTAACTACTAAAACTAACTGTACTGTTATGCGTCATCCGCAACTAGAAGCAGATGATCTTATTGCAGGTTGGGTACAAGCACACCCTAATGATAATCATGTTATTATTAGTACTGACGGTGACTTTGCACAACTTATTGCACCTAACTGTAAACAATACAATGGCATACAAGACATTACTATAACACATGAAGGTTACTTTGATAAGAAAGGTGATCGTGTAATTGATAAGAAGACTAAAGAAGTAAAGCCTGCACCGCAGCCTGACTTTATGTTGTTTGAGAAGTGTATGCGTGGCGACACAAGTGATAATGTGTTTAGTGCATACCCAGGTGTACGTAAGAAAGGCACTAAGAACAAAGTAGGACTTATTGAAGCATATGACGATAAGACTTCAAAAGGCTTTAACTGGAATAACATGATGTTGCAACGCTGGACTGATCATGAAGGCGTAGAACATCGTGTACTAGATGACTACAATCGTAATGTTGTGCTATGTGACTTAACAGCACAACCTACAGATATTAGAGAGATTATTGACACAACTATTGCCGAACATGCAGTAGCAAAAGATGTTAAACAAGTTGGAATGCGTTTAATGAAATTTTGTGCTAAGTGGGATATGCAGCGCATTGCAGATCAAGCACAGTATTTTGCAGAGCCACTAAATGCAAGATACCCGGAGTAGGAATTAATGATGAAAGCAAAAACCATTTTAAAAGATAAATTTTGGATTGTTGAAAGTGACGGTGAACGAGTAGGTACACTATCACTTACGGAAGACAAGTATCTTTTTAGTTCAGGAGCGTCTACACAATATTTTGATAGTGAACGTGCCTTAAAAAATACATTTGGTAAAGATGTATTTACAGATACTATTACACAAGTAATAGAAGACAAGGAAGTACCAGTTAAAGAAGTTTATAACTTTCCAACTAGTTGTTCTCCATATAACAGTTTATACGATGTAAAAAACAAACTGCCGTTGTTTACTAAGAGCAATAAAAGTAAGAGTTTGTATTGTGCAGGATACTATATAATTCACTTCGACAAGGGTTGGGTTAAAAGTTTTTGCCCAAAACTAATTACTATCGAACGTTACAACTTTAAAGGCCCATTCAAAACAGATATTGAAATGAGACAAGCATTGAGTATTGAAAATGCAAAATGAGCCGTTAAACACTTTTCCAATTCAGCAATTTATACAAAAGGTAAAGGTTGCTGACAGTAGTAATTCTAGAGAAATTAAACTTAGTATAGCTGAAGCAAAGGCTTTAGCATATACTCTAGGTATTACTATGTCACGCTTAGAAGGCGATTTAGAGCGTCTTATAGCGTCATACAGCAATGGTAACGAGGAAGTTATACAAGTTAGTATGGATGGCGGGAATAGCGACTGGAAGTAAACGTTAAAGGTAAACTGCGTAGTTTACTGTCTTAAAGAGATAAATATATGCGTACATAATTAAGGATACGCATATGAGCAGACCAAAACCAAAAATACTTTTAGAGTACGTAGATAAACAAACTTATCGTGCAGAACAGATTTTAGATGCGGAAGCAATATGGGCTGTGTTTTATAAAACTAAACCATTTAATCTTAAAAGCCTAAACGCTATTACAAATTACCCTGGACCAAAATATAAGAAAGTATCTTTTTCAAATCCAGGACATGCAATAAACTTATCCAAAAAACTTAACAGTTTATTCAACTGTGATGATTTTACTGTTGTTATGTTAACATCAGGCGAGATAGTTACAGACGAATGAACTGGAAAGAAACATATACTAAAGTCTTTCTTAAACAACTTAACAAAACTGTAAACGATGCAGCTGTTTCTGAGTATATGCCTCTTTGGTGGCAAAATACAAGAGAGAAAACTTCCGGTGGATTGCGTTTAACTGAGCTTGGGTTTGATATAGTTAATCAAATTGATTTAGCAACATACGAAATACCATATCCAGCTGACATGCCTATTACTACACAGATCATAATCTTCTTAGACAAATTTATTGACTGTCCTTACTATATTTCTAGAGGCAGTATATTCGTTACAAGCGAACGAAAGGCTGTTGAACTGGGTCTCTTTTCAGGAGATCTACGCAAGTACGGACTATCCAAAGCATTAACTAGACAAAAAAAAGACAAATAAAGTTCCATTAACGGTTGACAACCGTCCTATTAGATCGTATAATAGTATACATAGTTAGAAATTAGCACTGATAACTTAATACACTAGAGAGGTAATACAAAATGGAAAACGTAGCTATTCGACAAATTACACCCAACAGAGCAAAGGGCAGTCTTTTTCACGCAATGAAAAAGAAACGTCCAGTGTTTTTATGGGGTCCCCCAGGTATTGGTAAATCTGAAATTGTTCATCAAATTGGTGAATCGTTAGAAGCCCATGTTACAGACATTCGTTTATCACTATGGGAACCAACAGATATTAAAGGTATTCCGTACTTTGATTCAAATGCAGGTACAATGGTTTGGGCTCCGCCAGCAGAACTTCCTACAGAAGAATTTGCAAAAAAACACAAATATATTATTCTTTTCTTAGACGAAATGAATTCTGCGGCTCCTGCTGTACAGGCGGCTGCATATCAACTTATTCTTAATCGCAAGATTGGCACTTACAAACTTCCGGACAATGTTTTAATTGTTGCGGCAGGTAATCGTGATGCAGACAAAGGTGTTACATACAGAATGCCAGCACCGTTGGCAAACCGTTTTGTTCACTTAGAACTTACTGTGTCATTTGACGATTGGTTCCAGTGGGCTGTAGTAAACAATATACATGCAGATGTTGCTGGTTACTTACAGTTTGCAAAGAAAGACTTATATGACTTTGATCCAAAAAGTCCTAGTCGTTCTTTTGCAACTCCCCGTTCGTGGACATTTGTATCAGAGCTGTTAGATGATGGCTTAGATGCAGAAACCACAACAGACCTTGTATCAGGTGCCATTGGTGAAGGTCTTGCTGTTAAGTTTATGGCACACCGTAAAGTAGCGTCAACTATGCCTAATCCAACTGATATTTTAGATGGACAGGTAACTGAGTTGAAACAGAAAGAAATCAGTGCTATGTATTCCCTCACTGTTTCACTTTGCTACGAACTAAAAGAAAGCTCAGACAAAAACGATAAGAAGTTTAATTCGAAAGTTAATAACTTTTTACGTTTTGCAATGGACAACTTCGAAACCGAGCTGGTAGTAATGGGTATGAAATTGGCGTTGACCCAATATGAATTACCAATTGATCCAGATGAAATTGAGTGTTTTGATGAGTTCCACGAGCGTTTCGGCAAGTATATTAAGGCCGCTCAAACAAGGTCTTAAGGTGTGTTGGGTTTGGACGTTCCCGTACAAAAAACGTCCAATTACTCTTGACTTTTATGTCAAAATACTATATACTTATAGTATAAACAATGCAGAGAGGACATAGCATATGAGCGTTGCGGGCAAACAACTTTGGACACCAGACCCAGATATTACAACTGAAGCATTAGATGCAATGCGAGTTGATGTGCTGGATAGAATTATTGTTGCACGAATTGGGCTTTTATTACGTCATCCTTTCTTTGGTAACATGGCTACACGCTTACGCATTAAAGCCGCAGACGATTGGTTACCTACTGCCGCAGTAGACGGTAGAAACTTATTTTTTAACACTCAGTTTTTTAATGCAATGTCAAATCAAGAAATTGAATTTGTTATTGCACACGAAATTCTACATTGTGTATTTGATCACTTAACTCGTAGAGACGATAGAGATCCAATGATCTTTAATATTGCAGCAGACTACATTGTAAATAATATTCTTGTTAGAGATCGTATTGGCGATAAGCCTAAACTAGTTGATTGTTATCAAGACTTTAAATACGACGGTTGGGCATCAGAAGAAGTTTATGATGACATATTCGAACAAGCTAAACAGAACGGTGAAGAATTTCTTAAAGAGCTTGGAGAATTATTAGACGAACATTTGGACTGGGAAGGCAACGGTGAAGAAGAAGGTGGTAGCGGCAATAATGGTAACGTAAGTAAATCGCAACCAAAATATTCTAAAGAAGAATTACGTGAAATACGTGATGAAATTAAAGAGAATATGATGACAGCGGCGCAATCATCTGGTGCAGGTAATACACCTAAAGAAATTGAAAGAATGATTTCCCAACTTACAGAGCCTAAAATGAACTGGCGTGAAATATTACGTCAACAGATTCAAAGTACTATTAAGAATGATTTTACATTTATGAGACCATCACGTAAGGGTTGGCATATGAATGCTATTCTTCCAGGACAAAATTTTGATGAAACTATTGATATATGTGTAGCTGTTGATATGTCAGGATCAATTGGCAATCAACAAGCAGAAGACTTTTTAGGTGAAGTGCAAGGTATTATGGACGAATATCAAGACTATAATATTAAGTTATGGTGTTTCGATACAGCCGTTTATAATGAAGCAGAATTTAGTGCAGACGGTGGTGAACGATTAGAAGAATATGAAATTATCGGTGGCGGTGGTACTGAGTTTGACTGTAACTGGGAATACATGAAAGAACACAATATTCAACCTAAAAAGTTTATTATGTTTACAGATGGTTATCCTTGGGGTAGTTGGGGTGACGAAGATTACTGTGAAACAGTATTTGTTATTCACTCTAACTTTGATAGAAAATTACAGGCACCATTTGGTATAACTACTCACTATGAGGATGCCGCATAATGGTTAAACTCAAAGAACCAAATCCGTTAAATGTATTTAGGATTCGGCAAACTAAAGTTAAACCTCATCATTTTGAATCTATAGCCATTCCTTACACTTATAATGTTGAAGAAGCGTTAAATAAATGGATACGGAAACATCTTAAAGGAAGGTTTCACGTAGGAAAAGTTTTAAAGGTAGACGACCAGAATCAGATAAACAGCATGATAAATATTGGCTTTGAAGACGGAAAAGAACTTGCATACTTTATGTTAGCTTGTCCACTTTTAAAATATAAATAACCAACGACAGTTAAATACTACTATTATTAAGGAGATAATTATGTCAGAAGAAACTAAAGTAAACGAAACAGAAGCACCGGCAGCACCAGCACCTGATCTTACTGTTCAAGACTTAAATGGATTAAAAGCTATTATTGACGTTGCTAGTCAACGTGGCGCATTTAAACCAAATGAAATGACTACAGTGGGTCAAACATACACTAAGTTAGAAAACTTCCTGCTTGCTGTACAAGCATCGCAAGTACAACCAGAAGGTGGAGAAGAAACAGCGGCACCAGCAGAAGCTCCCGCAGGAGAATAATATGGCACAACCATTAAAGCATATTGGAAGACATGTAGGTAGCAGAAAAAAAGTTGCGGTAGCATTTAGAGTGTTACCTGGCGAAGCAGACAATTGCTTAGTAGTACCTACAGAGTCATTAGATGCTGCAGAACATGATTCATTAATGACATTGATTGAATCAAATGCAGGTCAAAATGCAGAAGAATTAGCAGACGCAATGAACAGAGTAACATTACCGGATGGCATGAATATGTTAAAAGGTTTTCATAAGTATGGAAAATTATACAAAATGAAAACTGATGAAATTGAAATGACTCCTGATAATAAAAGCTCAGTGAAGTTAAGTGAACTTAACAAACTAATTGCTGAGCAAAAAGGAATTACAGTCGAAGATTTAGCTGTTAGTGGTACAAGTGGTCAACCTGTTGCGCCAGCAACAAGTGAAGCAATGCCAACAGCAAATACAGATGAGAAAGTGTTAGATGATGCTACACTAGCTGCTCAGTACCGTTCACAGGCAGATGCTCTATATAAAGAAGCAAAGAGTTTGAGAGAACAGGCAGAGGAGTTGGTCCCTACGAAAAGGAAGACCAAATCTAGTGCCAAAAAAACCTAAAAACAAAAAACTACCTCCCGAAGTAATAACTCATTGGCCAGAAGTTTTTGACGAAATTGATATGAATGTAGTACCATTAGAGTATCTACATTCTATCAGAGTTACGTTTAAAGACGGTAAAGTGTGGGATATTGATCTTAATAGTCCTAAAAATAAAGAAGTCACTAGCGTACAAGATAGTCTAGATGAACTATTTGATGAATATGAAGATCAAATACAAAATGTAGACTTTCGACTAGACACCGACCGAGTTAAGAAAGATATTACCAAACGTACCCGTCGATTCCTTAAACTTGGAAAGTAATTGTTTCTGTGTTAAAGGCATAAATACTAGTAGAAACTATTATTACTAGGAGTTAAAGAATGGCTTTACAGATCAGACGAGGTATTGAGTCAGAACGCACAGGTGTTGTATTCGCCGAAGGTGAGCTGGTCTATATTACAGATACCGATAAATTATATATAGGCGACAATAGTACCGCTGGCGGTATTGAAGTTGGGCCAAAAACATTATCCGAATTAGGTGCTGTTTCGCTAAGTGGAAATTTAACACTAGGCGGCAACAATATTGATGGAACTGGAAATATTAATATTACCGGTGATATTACAGCATCAGGAAACATTACAGCAGGCGGCAATATTGATATTGGTGATGCTGCAGATGATACACTTACTATTTCAGCTAAAGTAGACAGCGGTATAACTCCGAATGCGGACGCTACATACGATTTAGGTTCAACTACATTAAAATGGAATAACATACACGCAGTAAGACTTGACGGTGACGTTGAAGGTAGTGTGTTTGGAGATGATTCAACAGTACTTGTAGACGGAGTTAACAGTAAGATTGTTGGCGCAGTAGATACAGCAAGTTTAACAGTAAGTTCAACTAACGTTGCAATTGGTAATAGTGCAGGTTTAACTGGACAAAATGGATTTGCAGTAGCAATTGGTACATCAGCGGGTCTTACAAATCAAAGTACAAAAGCAGTAGCAGTTGGTGATAGTGCAGGCAACATAACGCAAGGCGAATACTCAGTAGCAGTTGGTAATCTTGCAGGTCAAACTACTCAAGGCGCTAACGCAGTAGCAGTTGGTAGAAGTGCCGGTGTCCAAGTCCAAGGCGCAAGCGCAGTAGCAATTGGGTATGAAGCAGGTAGTACAGGTCAAGGCGCAAATGCAATAGCAATTGGTGAAAAAGCAGGTTATGCAAACCAAGCCGCAAACTCGATTGTAATAAACGCAACTGGTGCAGAAGTATACAACACTGGAGCAAGTAGTCTAATAATTACACCAGTACGTAATGCAGTTGGTACAACCGCAGTGATGTACGATGCTACGACAGGCGAAGTAACACATACAGCAACTCCTTCATTTAGCATAACAGGTAATGCTGCTACAGCTACTAACGTAGCATACTCAGGCTTAACAGGCACAGCGCCAACCTGGGATCAAGATACAACAGGTACAGCGGCAATAGCAACAACGTTTACAGTAGCAGATGAAGGCACAGATACTACATGCTTCCCAGTTTTTGCTACAGCGGCAACAGGAAACGTAGGCGGAAAGACAGACAGTGTATTAACATACAACAGTTCAAACGGCACACTATCAGCAACAGCATTTGTTGGAAACATTACAGGTGATGCAGCTGGTGACCATACAGGAACATTTACAGGTAATGTGTTTACTAACTTAATTGACAGTGCTGACTCGTCAGCTATTGTTATAACTCCTTCTTTACGAACATCATCTGATGTAACAATTGATCAAGAATTAAGAGTTGGTAGTCAAAATACATTTGGTCCTAATGGCAAATCAGTAGCAATTATTCCGTCTTATGATACTGGAACTGGTAAGGTTTCCACAGATACACTAGAAGTTAGAGCTATTCAAATTACAGACGTCGACGGTGGAATAATTACGTTAACTGGTGAATTAGACATATCAAAAACTTTAACTACAAATGCCGGACATTTAGGGTTTGGAGATAATAACTTACTAGCATATAGCGGAGTATCAGCAAGTCTAAGAGTTGCTGAATTTACTGGTGATCTTGATCAAGCAGGCGACTTTGAAAATGCTGCAAACTTTAATAACTATATGACTGTTGATAGTACGGTTGCAGACTTTGGTACTGCTGTTAAATTTGCTAGTATGACAACCGGTGTGCGAAATGCACTAACACCAGCGGCTGGTATGGTTGTGTTTAATACTACAGAGACAAAATTACAAGTATACACAGGCTCTGCTTGGGAAGACTTACATTAATAGTTAATACAAACTCATAAAAAAAGCACCATTAAGGTGCTTTTTTTTTGGCTTTAATTTATTAGTGTATTACAATTTTAGTATACATTCAACTAGTTTAGTGCCTTCTTCTTCGTTTGATTCTAACGCTACGCCTACTATTTGTTGTCCGTTAAAGTGTGTACTAGCAATTCCGTTATCATGCACGTAAACCGCTTGTCCTTTGCTCACAGAGCCCGTTACAAGCACTGGAACTCGTCCTTTAAGTGCTAGTGGTTGTCCGTCTGCTTCTGCATTCATTAAGAACGCTGGTTTTGCAGATATAACACCTACTGGTATTGCTCCAAATGCAGCTCTTTCTGATTCAAAACTTGACTGTGCGCCAATTGCCATTACTGTACCTGTTGGGTGTTTTTCGTTAGTTGTATATTTCTCTGCCAAGTCAGCATAGTTTGCGGTTACAGCATTACCAGTTAAGTCACCTACAAAAGTACCTACGCTTAATTCAAGTCCACTTGCTGTAAATGATGCATGGGTTGCGCCTGCTCTTGATACAGTAATGTCGCCGCCTGCACCAGGTATTGCTACACTACTAGTACCATTAGATATTGAAGATGTACTTACACCTCCCACACCTGATGAAATAGCACTATCAACTTGTGCTTGTGTATATGTTTCTGATTTAGCATAAACATCTAAGTTAGTTCTTGCACCAGCGGCTGTTCCAGAACCAGTACCACCTTCAGTTATTGCTAGTGTACCTGTTGCTCCTGCTAAGTTAAGTGAAGTAGATGTAAGTGTTCCTACAGTTAAGTTATCAAAGTAACCGTCACTTGCTGTTCCTGATTCATTAACTTGGCCAACAAATTTAGTTGCTGTAACTGTGCCTGCAGCAAAATCGCCACTTGCATCTCTAGCAACTACATTATTTGCTGTATTTGTTGTTGTTGCATTTAATCCTACTTTAATAGTTACACCTTCAGCTGATGCTGGGTAACTGCTTGGATTTAAACTATCGTTAACACTAACATTTATATATGTTTCTCCAGTATCACGTATTACTCTTTCTATGTAATTGCCTGTTGTATCTGTTCCTAGTGTTACAGAATCTCCTGATGTTGTTAGTGCAATATCTAATGATCCTTCGTCACCATTAAATACTCCGCTACCTGTTACATCACCTGTAAAGTTAAGTGTTAAATCATTTGTCCACTTAGTAGCATTATCGGCTGTACCGTCTAATGCACCAAAAAATGTTGCTGCGTTTAAAGATCCTGTTGCATCTCTAACTGCTACAGTATCAGCAGTTGGTATAACTGCCGCTGATCTATTTTCAACGCCAACTTGCATAGTAGCTGATCGAGTAGCAATGCCATTAAATTGATTTGCTGTTAGGTTACCACTGGCGTCTCTAACCGCTACAGAGCTTGCTGTAGCACTTGCAGAGCCTGTTGCATAGCTTGTTCCGTCTACTGCAATGTTTGTTGCGTTAACAGCTAAATCTGCGTTTGTAGCTATACCTTGAAAGTAGTTTGCATATAAATCGCCGCTTGCATCTCTTGCTGAAATTGTGTTTGCTGTAGCCGCTGTTGATGCACTTCTATATTCTACACCTACTTTTAATAAATCTGATTTTTGACTAGTACCTGTAAAGTTTACAGCATGTACAGTATTCCATCTATTTCCGGAAGTACCTAAATTGTAAATGCCATCACCATCTGGTCTAATACTTGCAGGCCCGCTTGAAGGGTCAATAATAAGTGGAGTTTGTATAGTGCCAGTGCCATCGTATGCTATTAATTTAATTAGACCGCCGTTTGTAGCATGAGTAATTAGTGCATTTCCGCTTGATGTATTAAGTCTAAATTCGTTTGAACTACCAATTCGTAAACCATCTGCGTCTGCAATGTCAACTCTGTCAGTAAATACTGCTGTTGCACGTTGTATAAATTCTACTGCATCAGTGCCACCTAATCTATCTGTGTTAGATGCTGTACCGTGAAATCTTTCTACTCCACTTTGTACACCTGTTGCATCATCCGAGTCAACTAATGTAATACCTTGGTGTATGTAACTAAAGCCCTGTATAGAACTTCCAGTGTCTAATGTAAATGCATCTTTTGATGCAACAAACATTGTTTTATTATCAACTATACCTTTTAAAACATAGTGTTCATGCGGTAATTTTAATTCTGCTGTAGTGTCACTAGGCGATAATAAGTTATCATAAACTAGTGTTTCTACCCATTCTGTTTGGTTAGCACTTGCTTGCTTTGGTCCAACTAATACAAACGCAGAACCGTTATATACGTGTAACTGTTGTTGTACATCATCAAACCATAAATCACCTTTGATTACATTTGATGCTGATGGAGTGCTTGGCAAAACACCAACTCTTAAATTTGCTAAAGGATTGAAAAACTTATTTGCATTACCGTCATATACTTTAAGTCTTCCAACGCCTTCGTCGTCTGTATCAAACCAAAGTTGACCAGCAATAGGTCTTGGAGGTTGGTTTGCCGAAGCAAAGTTTTCTAACAATGATACAAAATTTTCATTTTGCAATTCACCGTACCCTGAATAGTTCTTACCGACTAGTTTTAAATCAGTAGTATTATCAATAGTACCGTCTTCTATTATTGTTAGAATAGTATTATTTGTTTTTTCAATAGTATATGCCATTATTTTTCATTCCCTATGTGCGGTATATGTATTTATCAGTATTAGGACCAATTAGTCTCTGACTGTTTGGTCCATACTTTACCACTACCAGGGTCAGTTACTTTCCAAACTTGCTTCTTACGTGTTACTGACAATGATACTGTACCCGTTGCACTGTTAAAGTTAATATCTTCTAATAGAGCTTGCGGATTTTGCCCTCCATCTGCTCCTCCAATACCAGTAAAATCAACTGATATAGTTTCTTTTGTTGCAGATCCTGCAACGTCAATACCTGTAACTGCACCACCATACTGTGTAGTAATAATGTTTGCTACACTATTAAGTGTCTTTGCTGTTGGGTCTTGATAAAAATTAAGCATTGACTGTAATTCCTCATCAATACTTGAATAATTTGCTGTTGGTAAGCCAGTAATATCAATTTGCATCATTACTGGTGAAAATGCTAATTCTGTATCTACATATCCTTTAGTTACTACATGATCATTTGTATCTTCAGTATCACTAGGATTATCTACAACGTGTCTAGCACTTAACGGCGTACCAACATTTTTAATTTTAGTAGCATTAAAGTCAACTGCTGACTGACTTACAATCTTTAAGCCTGCATTAAATGTAGTAATTGTTGGCGTTGCTGGGGTTGTTCCTTCGTTATATGTAATTGTTAGTCCTGGGCCCGGTATTGTACTACTTTGTCTTACTCTTACAGTATCTAAAATACCAACATTTGCTAATCCTGATGCTGTTGTAATATCTGTACCAAGTGCGCCTGACGATATTACATCATGCCCATTAATTTTATATGTTTCGCCTGTAGGAATATTAACACTATCATTCAATTCAAAGAATGGACCATTAGTTAAGTCATTAATCCATTTGATAGTTTTGTCATTTGCATTAGTACTACTAGGTGCGCCTTTAATTGTAACACCTGCACCAGTTGCAGTTGCATCTGAACGCTGTATTATATTTGTTGCTGTAATGTTTACACCGCCACTTGTTTGTAAATCACCTTTACCGACTATTGTTATTTCATCATTTCCAACAAGAAAGCTATTGTTTATTGGTTCAATAACCAATTTGAATGAGTTGTTAACAATATCAACCTGATATTCTTTAAATGTACCTGTTGCTAATATAGTATTACCTGTATGACTTTGTGTTACTTGGTCACCTACCGCAAGTGTGTCAGCAAATGAGCTATTAACTTGTCCTGATAAAGTTATAATTGTATCTGCATGTCCAAGTTCGATATTATAATCATCAACTGTTAATGTTGCTGTTTCTAAAGTAGTATTACTACCTTCAATAGTAATATCGCCTCTAACTCTTATATCACCAAATACGTCTAATGTAGCTGTTGGTTCGTCAACAGTTACGTTAATTCCCATATATCTGTTAACAGCGTCAACACGTATTGGATCAAATTGTCCAACAACGTTTGATGCAACTAGTCTAAATCCTTGATTAACAAGATTACTGGATAAGTTAAGGAATGTTCCAGAAACATTTAATCCTGCTTGTCCTGTGTCACCAATTGTTAATCCGCCCTTAGTTTGAATATTCAAAATACCAGTAGTTGTGCCTTCTGCATCAGATGGTAAAAACTGAGATGCTGTTTTTCTTCTTAGTAGTCCTGTATTTGGATCAGTTTCTGAAGTAATTAAACTTGTTGCTGAATCAGCAACACCTCCGATTCTAAAATTATCTTTATCAACAATATTAATACCCTTTAATACATCACCTGTTAATCCTGGTAATAAATCAACGTCATCGGGTCTTGGTGTAAATGTGTCATTACTAATATAAGCAAATGCTGCATTACCAACTGACCATTTAATAACTGTGTAATTCAAACTTCTTGTATCAACAATTCTTAATGTTTCAAATCCACTTTTACCTTGAGATGAAGTATATGGAGGTCCTACTAGTACTATGTCGCTTCCGTCAAAGAAGTATAACTGGTTGTCATCATTGTTTATCCAAATGTCACCTGCCACCATTTGTGGTTGTGTTGCACTAATAATTGGACCGTTTGCTTTAAACGTTGTTCCGTCATACACTTTTAATCTATTTTCACTAGAATCAAACCAAAGTTGACCAGTAATTGGTGTTCCTGGAGTTGCTGTACCGCTAAAGTTTTCTAAAAGTTTAATAAAGTTTTCGTTTATAACTTCGCCAAAACCTGTATAGTTTCTTCCAATTAGTGTAATGTCTGATGATGTTGTATCAATCTGTCCGTCAACTAGTTCTACTAGTAACGATCCGTCTGTTTTGTTTAGTTTATAACTCATTAGCCCCCAACTCCTGTGTATATAATATAATTAACTGTTAAGTATGGGTTCATTAAACTTACAGCATCTCCTGTACCGCCAGTTTCCATGCCACCTGTTCTTGGATATTTTAATCCGTTTGCTGTTCCTACTAAGTTTGTATCAATAATAGCATCACTATCACCTGTTGTAGTTGAATCAGGATTAATAACATAATACTGTTGCGGTGTTGCTCCATCATCTTTAAGTTCATGTTTGTGATCAGGTAAATTATCAACTGTAATAGTTGTAGTTTCAGTACCACTTTTAGCACCCAATGTATCTGCTGACGGAACAATATTTGCTGCTGTGCCGCCCATGTTATCTGCACCTAACGGTAATCTTCCTCTTAAATCAGGTATTGAAAAGTAGCCTGTTGGAGAATTATTATCGTATGTGTTACCAATAACTTGAGATAGTTTTTCGTATGCTGAAGTTAGTTCGTTTTGTCCATGACATAGTAGCCACCCATCAGGTGCTGTAGCACCTGCATACGGAGCAATAGTGCCCACTGGTGTTAATCCTGTAATTTGATCAAATATTGTTGATCTTCTTACTTTGTAAATACCAATTTCGCCACTAACTCTGTTAACTAAAAATTCATCGTCTGTTTGTGAATTATCTTTAATAGTTTTAGCAGATATAAATTCGTTTGTAACTTGTGTTTGGAAAGTAACTGTACCTTGTTGACCGTCAAAGTCAATATCGAGTAAACTTTCAACGTCACCTGTCATTCTAAATACACTTGGCGATGATAGTTTATCAGCACTACCTGCTCTACCACTAACACTACCTTGTACGTTTCCGTTTAAAGAACCTACAAACTCAGTAGCATACATTGCTTTCCATTTATTTGTTGTACTACCTATTGATCTTAAATTATTATCCTGAGGAAGAATGTCATTCAATGACGAGTTACCTAGTACACTAATACCGGCACCTACTGTTAAGTTCTTTGCTACAGCTGCACCACCTGCTAAAATTAATGATCCTGTACTTACTGATGTACTATCAGTTAATCCGTTAATAATTACGCTCGAGTCAGTCTGTATGTCGCCGCCGACATCTAATGACTTTTCAGGGTTTAAATTGTTTATACCAATATTAGTATTACTATTAATCCTTAATGGAGTTGCTGTTACACCCGCATTATTAGTTTTAAAATCAATACTTGATCCGCTAATATCATGACTAATAACGCCTGCTTGACCGGTAATTCTTAATCTTAACGAATTACTAAGCCCAACACTTATTCCTCCATCATTTTTAATATTAAGTTCTTGCTCTGCAATATTAATTGCACTCTTTCTCATAAAGTCTGTGGACGGAACTACAGCACCATCAATTACTAAATTTTCTGCTTTTTCTGCTGTTCCTAAATATTTAGGAATACCGTCGCCTGTAATATCTTCTGTAGATAAATTATAACCTGGCTTAATAATATCAAAACCTTCGATATCTGTTTTTGGTATAAACGTATCCTTTGACATAATAGCAACAACTTTGCCGCCTATTTCAACTTGTAAAATATCAAATATAGCATCAGTAGTAGAAGTAACTTTTACAGGTTTAGTACCTGTAGCTAATCCTTCTGCAAATTCAGGACCTACTAGTAACCAGTTTGACCCTGCAAACAAATATAACTGTTGGTTATCAGTATCAACCCAAAGATCACCTACGACCGAGTTAGATGCTTCGGGTGCTAAATTAGCTTTCTTCAAGCCACCTGCAGCTACCCAAGTAGTACCGTCATATAATTTAAGCTGGTCAACTCCTGGTGTTGTATCATACCAAAGTTGTCCTTCTGTAGGATTAGTTGGAGATATTGTATGTGCAAAATTCTCTAATAGATGTAAAAAGTTTTCCGAAATTGCTTGTCCATACGCTGTTGTATTTCTTCCTGGTAAACTTAAACTAGTTTCTGCGTTAAGTGTATTGTCCTCAATTACAATTACACCCTTATTAACCTGATCTGAATATCTAATATTATATGCCATGTCTACGCCTCATTAAATCCGGTTAAACTTTGGACCCTTACTGTATAATCAATCTGTATAAGTCTGTTTAAACTCTTTTGTACTGGGTGGAAAATAACATGTGTTAAAAGTTTTCCTAGGCCAGTTCCTTGTGCTGAACTTACTAGTCCTAATTCGTCAAAAACAAATAAACTTTCTGTATCTGATGCTGTATCAAAAGCGTCTTGCCCGCTGGGCTCACCGTAATCTAATAAACAACTTACAAGTATATCAGTATAGTTTGTACCACTTACGTGTCTTGTTTCAATTTTGTTTCTTACAGGATCAGTATTATTAGGATCTACAGCAACAATTTTTTCAAATGTTTGATTATATAAACTTGCATTTGAGCCTGTTGAGTTAGGAGTTAGATAGGTAATAATTCCTGTTGGATCAACTGATGTTCCACCGTTACCAAATGCCATTTTGTAAATTGGCCCTTGCCCTACTGAAGCTAAACTTTCAGCAAGTGCAATACTCATGTTCTCGTAGTGGATAGCGTTCCTTTTATCAATAAGAACTTCTCCCGATCCTGGGTCTGTAATTTTAATGTGTCCTTGTAAAAGTACACCATTCATGTCTTTAAATTTGTCTGTCATATTATCCACCTATACTGTATTTATTTTGGTAAGTCAATTGTTTGATCTCTCAAGAACTCTGCAATTGGATTTTCTGCAACTCTTAGTGATTCTCCTGAACTTTGCCATATTTTTCCTATTTTCCTTATTATAAACACTTTAGTTCCTGCTACCGGAACAGTATTCAATGTTACTGTATTACTACTTAGCGTAAATTCTGCATCTACTGTAATATCTGCTTCTGGACTATCTTGATCAATAGTAGTATCAAATACTTGTATTGCATTTTTTCTTAGTCTTCTACCTGCAACAAATACCTCAAATTCGTTAATATTAGTTGTAGCCCAGTCTAATATATACGATGCTGTTGAACCGTCTGCTTCAAACTGTAGTGTTCTTATCTCATCAGTATAAGGAACTGTTTGATAAGCACTCTGGTCCATCATTTCTTCGCCTGCTTTGTATACTTCTTTAACACCTGTACCTAATGTACCACGTCTTAATTGAGACAGTACATTATTTTCTACTTTAAAGTATTCTATTCTTTCTCCGTCTATAAACACTACTCCAGGAACATTAATACTAGGGTCTGGTTGACTAATTCCTTCTGCACTAATTAGTGTAATACTATCGTCATAGTAGTTTAAATTTTCATCTAACGCATAAATCTTACTATTATTTAAGCGTTTGTAATGAGTTCTGTTTAACATATCTTTGAATATTCTAAATCCAAATTTTTCATTAGCACGGTTACCTGCAAAATGTACAATATCTAGTCTGTCGCTCTTTACTAACGGCTTTGTAACTTTTAAATATTTTAAATTTTCAGTTATTGTATAATCTATGTTAGCAGATAATAACTGCCCGTTCAATGATACCCAAAGATATGCTGGATCAATTGCTGGGCCCCGTAATTCTACTAACCCTTGTGTTAACTTGTTGTATTCGTAATAATCATCACTGTCTATTACAAGTGTACTTCGTGTAATAATATCCTGTGTGATACGTTCTATATTTTGTATGTCATGTTTATTAAATTTATAAACATCTACCTTAGTACCTGTTGTTGGAGTATTGTTAAGGATAACTCTATCTCCAGATTCAACTCCTTTAAATCCAGTTACTTGAGTTGCTGTTGCTCCACTTGATAGTCCTTCAATTTGTATTGTTGGATCATTTGTTAGTGTTGCTAGAATAGCAGTTGAGTCACCGATTACTGTAAGTTTACTACCTGTAAACGTTCTTACTGTTGCTTCGTGTTGTGTACTATCTGCAGATCCTATACGAACTTCTTCGTTCTGTGAAAATTGTCCTGTAATCGAATCGCTGTCTAGTGTCAATTCAACATTTCTATCAAACTCGTATTCACCGTCATTAAGAACAAATACATCTAAAGTATCACCATTGGATCCTATGTTGTCAAATAATATAACAGCACTATTATTGAAATCCCAGTTAAAGTCTTGTAAGTAAGTTAGTTGTATATCGTTAAGGTATACAGCAATATCTTCCGGACTAACTGATGCTCTTGCTACTTGATGTAAATCAAATGTATATTCTCTGCTAGGAGATATTATAAACTGTTGATTGTACCCTGGATATAATATTTTATTATCAACTTTAACAACTACATTGTGGCTTAATGGTAATGAACTTGTAGGTGCTGTTGATAATGTAAATCCAACACTACTTCCGTCACCTTCAAATCTATCTACAGTTACTTCACTATAACTTACACTAGTTGATGCATATACAGCATAATATATAAACGACCCTGCTTCTGGAGGAGTAATAAATTTAAGTCCTACTAAACCAGCCCTGCCATCGTACGATGAATCTGTTTCAAATATTTCTGCAACAGCTTTAGTGCCATCTATACTGATATATGTTGATATGTTTTGATTCCATAAAACATTAGTTACAAATATTTGTGTACTTCCGTCTGCAATAAAGTTATCAATATCAAGTATATTTTCTCCGTTGCCAGCCATTGATATGATTGACACACGTTGTCCTACATTTAATGCTTCAGTAAATGTTATTGTCTTACTAGTAAAATTAATTTCATATGGTAATTCATTTTCTTCGTTTGGTCCCAATATTATATTATCTACTTTAACTATTAGAGATTCAATATTATGTGGTAACAAACTTAAATCAAATACTTTGTTTTGTGTTGCTGATGCTGTATAGTTTCTTACAGCAATAGCACTTCCGCCGTCTGCTACTTTATCAATTACTGTAATGTCTAATGTGTCTAACAATTGTCCTGGAACTAATTCTTCAGGTCCTTTAGACGTTGTTGACGATACAAAATTATCTCCGTCAATTGTTATATCTTCAGATTTTAATCCTGTTGCTGTGCCATATGCAAGATTGCCGCCTTCTACTACAGTATCAAGTGTAAATGTATCAGGAAGGAAACTACCATCACTGGACGCTTTTCTAACAATAATAGTATCACCGTCTACTAATGGCTTATTAATATCAAGCCCATCGTTGTCAGTATAAATTATTGTTTGCTCGCCGTCGCCTGTTAAACTTTGTGTTATTGCATTTGGATTTGCTACAGGATTGCCTGTGCCAAAGTTTGGATCATCAATTCTTACACCATTTAGGTATATGTTGTAAACTTCAGTATCTTCTAAAGGCTTAGAAAGAGTTATTTGTGTTGTACTTCCGTCTAGTGTAATTATTTCATCTTCAAATGCATCATCATAACTATCCCAGTTATTTGCATACCAAGGAGCATTATCCCAACCTAAGTCTTGACCAAATTCGAAACTCTTAACTTGTACGCCACCGTAATCAACGCCATCCATTAACTGTGCAAAGTCTTTACCATAAAGGCCTGTTTCTGCTTCATAAAGGAATTGTATACGTTCTGCTGCATTAAGTAGTTCTAATGATCTATTGTAAGTAACTACAATAGTAGAACCTAACAATGGTGCAAAACTAAATTCAATTTGTCCTGTATTTCTTGTATACCCTTTTGTTACATCTGAAACATTTTTATATATGTATTGACTACTTAACGCTTGTATACCGTCAATAGTTATATCAATAGCATTTGTTTTTAATTGTACTGGCCATTTTGTATTAAATTTAAGTTGACTTCCGGTTGCTGTAAATGTTTCAACTTCTTGTATATCAGATAAACTAACCTCAGAAGCAATTCTATCAAACTTCTGTGCAATCCTTGTTGATCTAATTTTACCGTTAATTAGTATAACTGAAACAATTGGCTGTGTGCCGTTTGTTTGAGTTCCTTCAAACTGTATTTGCGGAGCTGAGTAATATCCTGTGCCAGGATCTAGAATTTCAATTTTCTTAATTATTCCATTACCAATAAATGCTCTTGCTGTAGCACCTGTGCCGCCACCGCCGACAAATGTTACTAGTGGTGTCTCGGTATATCCAGACCCACCGTCTTTAATAAGTACTGATCCTACACTGTAAGAAGAATTATCTACCCAATGTTTTGCAGGATATTGTGTTACATCTGTAAGAACACTTGACAATACGTTATCTTTGACAATAAAGTCAGACGGTATAATTTTATCAAGGTTACTATTATATTCAGCTGGTAAATCGTAATCTGCTATAACTGAACTTGTATTATCATTCCCTTCATATGCACTTAAATATTCTCGTATATTAGTTTTATAGGGCTTAACTTCATTTACATATTCTTCAAAACTAGGTAAGTTATCATTTTGATAATTAGTTTTTTGTATTAATTTACCAACATTATGTTTTGCTTTAATAAAACTAGTTTTAAATGCCCAATCTACATATGTTTGTTCTGAGAACACATATCTTAAACATGCAAAAAATAGATTGTTATATTCTATTTCTAATTCGCCTATAAAGAGGTTATCACGTAGTGCTATTAGTATTTTACGTAATGCTGTCTTATTAGTAGCATCACTACTAATTGAATCTACAAACTGTAACGTGCCGTTTTCTCTACCAATTGTTCTATAGTTTATTGTATAGTCAGGAACATCAGCATTTAATGTTTTCTCTAAAAGTAACCAACCGCCGGTTCCAACATTTTCAACTTTAACAATATCACCGATACCGTCATTAATAGTATTCAACTCATATGTTTCTTGAATAAGATAATCAATCGATGTTAATTGACTGTATCCTGTTTCATACCAATCTACATAGTTCCAATAATCAGATACATCAAACAATTCTTGTGAACTAATTTCAAATTTTTCTGTTGTGCTGTTCCAAGCATATATTGCCCAGTCACCGTCTAGTGTTGCATCAGCATTTACTAATACACTTAACGGACGTATAGTTAATGTTAACGATTCAGCGTAGTTCGTGCCACCGTTAATAACTGTTACAGAAGTTAATTGTCCCAGAGCATTAATTGTACTTTCTAACTCTAAGCCTTCACCTGTACCGTTTATTGTAATTTTTGGTCCGCGTCTAGTGCCACCTACGTTTATATTATAAGAAGGGTCTGCATAACTATAGCCTTTATCAATAATATTAACTTGTGTTACTATGCCGTTAACAACAACTGGTTCTATTTGTGCAACTTTTGCTTTCGCTGTACCAATAGTAGTTAATTCTGCATCAGTATCAACTTGCCTATCCCATAATGCAGAGATTGCACTTGGTGCAGGGTCTTTTTGTAATAACGCTGTGATATTATAATTATCATCAATTAACTTCTCTTTTATAACAGAATTTACTCTGGTAAATGCTTGAGTAGTTGCTTCAACCCTATCTACAAACCAACTTTGTCTTGGTCTGTTTAATATACCGTATTTTTGCTTTGTACTTAATGCTGGATCTGGTACAGGTCTTCCATATGCATCTTGTCCTATGATACTATCAAACCATTTAAGCTCTAACGTTGATTTAGGTTTACTTGTATATAACCCTTCACTAATTATCTGGTACTCGTTATGTACATTAATAGTTTGATCGTCAATAGTAAAGTATCTAAAATTAGCTGCTACTTCATCATTTACAAATAATTTATCACAGTTTCTAGTTACAAAACTATTTTCAGAAAGCATATTAGCAAACTTTAAGTTTTGTGAAACCGGATCTGCTATTATTGCTGCAACATCATATGCAGATTTAGATCTATTTTCAGTGTCTGGTGTAATTTTTTTATCTTTAACCCAGAAATAATATTTTGTAGTAAACGTACTTGAAATCTTATCGTATTCTTTTCTAGTACAATATGCTGTTTCACCGTATTTTGTTTTACCACTTATTCCTTTACGTACTCCTGCAGGCGTATCTGCTTGTGTGTCCCACTGTGTTGGAGTTAGTGTTGTTTCGATCCATTCATAAATATCTATCGATGCACCCGGTGCTAATGTGTTCCAGCTATTTGAACTGTAAATTGAATCGCCTTGATATGCATTTAAGAATTTTGTTGTACTTAAATCCCACCAAAGTTTTCCAATATTTGTTACACTCCAACTATTATACTCATCAACTGTTACATTTGTATCTGAAGCAATAGTGTATGTTGCAGGATCGTAATAAGTTTTAAATGCTAAATCTTGTTCTGCAATTCCTGATATTTTACCTTGTACCGGATCAATTAAATCTAGTGAAGTTAAATAATTATTTGAAGTAGTGTTGTATAAAAACGATCCTTTAAACTTATCAAGGTCAACTTGCGGATTTGGTTTTCTACTTAATGTCCAAGTATTAACGTTATCTTTTTCAAACTGTACAACTTTACCTACTTTGTCGCCAACTGTGTCGTTTATTAATCCTACGTAAACTTTGTCATTCTTAATAATAATATCTCGACCAAAGTCTTTAACATCAAAATCTCTGTATGATAGTTGTTGTCCGTACACTAGTGCATCGTTAATTCTTTCGTACAAGTAAATAGCACCACTGTCAATAATTGTTCTACTAAAGTTTGTAAACCCATTATCAAAAACTGTTCCGTCATTATCATATGTAGTATCTAATTCAATATTTCCGTTAGCACTTGACACAGCTAATTGATTGCCGTCAAAACTTAGTTGGTAACCAAAGTTCTCAATTGGTTCGCTGTTCTGTGCAACTAATGTTTGTATTAATTCATACCCTGTTTCTTTTTGTGAATATACAAAAACTTGTCCTTGTCTAGCGGACAAATATGTTGAGCCTGGAGCACCTACTGCAATTAGTTTTCCGTCATCAGCGACACTAATTGTTTCGCCAAACTCTATTGCATCGCTTGGAATTTCTAAAATTTGGTATAAGTTATAATGTTCATCATGATACTTGTAAACTGATACACGCTTTATATCACCGTATGCCGATATTGCAGCAATTGTTTTTCCGTCATCACTAACATCAAACGATGATCCAAAATCTGTTACATCATTCTCTAACGTTGAATCCTCAGCATAATTATATCCTAGTGTGTTAGGAATAGATCCAATAAAATCAATATGGTCGTTAAGCAGTATCCATTTAGATGCTGTAAATGCTTCGCCTTGAATGTTAGTTAATGCTTTATAAAAATTATTATTGTAATATACAATGTCATCAATATAATATATTATTGAATTATTATAAATGCCTCTAAACTTGTCATCTTTAGATAATTGCCAGTCATATACTTTGCCAGTTTCGCTTGTACCTTTTAGTACTGAGTAAATCTTGCCTGCGCCTTCTTTACTGTTTATTAGTAACTTGTACAACTCTCCAGTTTTAACTATTTTTAATTGTTGTCCTAGTCTTCTTTCACTTATCCTATTTGGTAATATAAACCCATTTACTAAGTCATAACTCGAAGTTGTTGTATTATATTCATAAACATAAAATACGCCTTCGTTAGTAAACGAACTTGCAAGTGCTGTATTAACTACTGGTATGTTATATACCTTTTCCCAATCATTATTTGCAACTTCAGGAACTAGTGATAAACGCTGTGTTCCGTTTCTATTTTCTTCTACCCATGTAAAGTACTCTAAATCAAATCCTGATATTACATCACTATCAAACGAAGCAATATCAGTTGCCCTATTTCGTGTTGGTATTGGTAAGTTCTGTGTATGATCAAATACAAATAATTTACCAATTGTGTTATCACTAATTGAAGTTCTTATTGATGTACCTATTACATTTGACTGAGTTTGTACTGAATCAATAAAGCGTATTTCGTATGCTGGTAAACTTTGTGCGCCAGCAGGACCGTAATCTGCACCTTGTGTAAATGATCCTGAAATAACTTTGATATAATATCTTGCATCATTACCGTCTCGTTGGTAATAAACAATCTCAGCTTTACCGTTAGTGCCTTCTACTAGTGTATCTCCAATCGATACTTGATTAGTTGTATCACTTAATAATACATCAACGTATCCGTCCCATATATCACTAGGTACATGAGTACCATTAATAATTTCTGTAGTTAATCCACTAAATGTTTCGTCAGCTATTGTGCCATCTATATTTGTAATCTTGTTTAACCAAACACCAACCTTAGGATTTAATCCTGCTGCACGGTCTGCAACAACTTTGTCACTTATAGTCTTGTCTGCTCTAAGTAACCATTTTGGTGATAACAAGTCAATTCTTGCATCAGCGGCTGTGTTAGCATTACCGTTATAACTTATGTTAGTAATATAATGACTTTGCTTTTGAAGTACTTTACCAGTTGTAAGTTGTACTGGCGGTATACTAAGCAAACTTTGTATACTTGACTTATATGGAAGTGGTGCTGACACATCGCCAACTAATCTTACGTCTTTTAGTACTATACTAGGAGCGTAATCAACTAATCTTGCATTTGGATTAATTTTAAACCCAGGCTCAATAGTATCTAATGATATTTTCCAATATCCGCCCAATACATCACTAGTTTCAATTTTTTCATGTGCAGGTCTTATAAATTCACCAATTCTAAATGTTGAACTTATTTCAAGTGTTCCTGATTCAGTAAACACACCATTTTTACTGTTAGCGTATATTACTAGTTTACCTAATTCAAATTTAGTATATACAACTGTTGCATTTCCTGTACTAGTTGTTATTTCGTCCCCTATTACAGGAACGTTTAGTGGATCAAGTATATAAAATATTTCATCTACTTTACTTTGAACTGTATGCACATTACTTGTAAGCCAGTTAGTGTCTACACGAACGTCTGTATCAATAATTTCAACACTAATAGTACTATTAGTATAGTTAACTCCGCCTGTGATTAAATTAACAGCAGTTATTCTACCGTTTGTAACCGTTGCCGATGCTGTTGCACTATTGCCAGTGCCAGTATCTGTAATTTTTATTATAGGAGCAGTATACCCTGTACCTTGAATAGGAGTAGGATTACTTGGATCAGCTAAATCGTTTTTAATTGTTAGGTTATAAACTGTACCATTGCTGTCTAATTCCCATTCTAACTCGCAACCAAATCCAATCATTCTATTATCAAACAGTGATCTAACTTTTCTTAGGTTTCCGTTGAAGACTCCTCCAGGAATTGCACTGCCTTGGAACTGTGCGCCTTGTGTATTATTTGTTCCGTCAACTAGTGTATCAATAGCATATGTTGTATACAAATAAACTTCTTTAGTTGACTTAACTTTTACATAATACTTGTTGTATTCCAGTCCTGTAATACCTTTATTTTGTACTACATTAAGCGGCAATGTTTGATCTGAATTATCAAACCCTGATGTTGAAATAGTATCATTAGGAATATCAGTAACTAATATTTCGTCACCGTCTAACAACCCATGCTCTAAGTTTGTTTGTAATCTAATACCTGTAGTAACGTTTGTTACGTTTTCATACTCAGGAGGAACACTTTCAAATTTAATATCAATTATTTCAAACTTATCAATTGGTTCGTAACCATGACTTACTTCATTCCAATCAAAGTATACTTTATCTCCAGGTACACTACCTTCGTACGCTCCCGCTGGAGCTCTTACTAAGATGTGATCTGTTTCAGTATTAGGTAATGGATAGTCACCTGTTAATATATTTTTACTTTCGCCAACAGCTTCCCAGTTAGCGGGTATTCTTGAACCCGGATTTGACCTTGCTACAGCAATGTAAATATCTCCAAGGTATGTTGTAATATTTCCAACGTTATATAGTGTAGATTCACTAAACGAACTATATTTGTTTAGCAAGTAATCTTTAACTTGTGGTGCTGATTCAAATGTATCAAAAACAACATTTGCTGTTTGACCTTTTACAATTCTTCTTGCTTTCCATAAACTGTTGTTATACTCAACAATAGATGCAAACGGATATTCTACACTTGCATTAAAATCATCTTTAAAGTTAGATTTTACATTTGATGCATCTGGTGCTGCAATTACTAAGTATTTGCCGTCTGTGCTCATTGTAATTGATTCACCAAATTTTGAATTTGCTTGTGCTATATCGGTTATAGGTGCAATTTCTTGGACCAATGTTGTAGTTGTGTCATCGCTAGTATAAACAAGTACTTTTCCATCTTCATTGTTTGGAGCACCTATAGCAATTATTGTATTATCATTAGATGCAGTTATTGAACTACCAAAATTTGGATTAGTTGAGTCAGACTCTAAAGGATTAACTATTGTTAAATTTTCATGATAAGATGCTGAGTTTTTAATAACTCCCCATGTATCATCTCCCATATTATCAATCCACAAAAGTTCTCCATTGTCAATAACATTTTGTGTATATATGTTTGCATCTGCTAGTGTTGGTACTCTATTACTTGCAAATTTTGTTAATACGCCTTTGGCATTAATAATAGGATCTTCAAGTGCTATTGTAGATGCAACTGTTACTGTGTTAGTTGCCGACGATGTTACTTTAAAAAATCCTTCAAATCCAGTTAAGTTTGTAATACCAATTATGTCGTCAGTAGCAAAAGAACTTCGTTTATCTAATGTTATTATAGCAGACGTTCCATCTGCTGTTACACCAGTAACAGTAAATCCACTATCAATATGTTTATATACATTCCAACTTTGGTTTTCAAATGTTACCCATACATATTGTCCGTTGTCTAATGTGTTAATATCAATATTTAAAATATCGTCTTTATTAACAACAGTATGTTTTACATCTTCACTTCTAACATACCCTGCTGTTCTAATTTGTGTTTGACCTTCAGGAATAAACTTAGTTGGAAACGGTGTGTTATCATAATTATTAGGCTTAAGATAAACATCTGTTTCTGGTATATTGTAAACAAGATTATCTGTTTCATCTTCGTTAGTTAATCTAATAGGCTGTGGACTTAATTTAAACTTTTCTTCGCTAAGTTTAATTTCTAGTTCATCAAATCCGTCAGCTGCTCCGTATTGTCCTAGACGCAACGCCCATTCTTCAAAAAATTCTAAACTTTCTTTATCTGTTGCACCTAGTGCGTCAAATAATTTTGTAAGAGCGTTTTTAGTACCTTTGTCTTGTATATACCCTTGATAGAATTTATACTGACTTACATCGTCATTAATAATATTAGCAAGATATTCACGTTTTTGATAACCAATTAAATGTTGTGCAATTTCTTGTTGATCTACATCAAAGTTATCAGTATCAAGATCATAAAAATCTGCAAACTGATCAACTTTGTAATTGATATTTGTTAGTAACTGTGCTTCTGGTTTAGCATCAAGTCTTAACCAATCACTCTCTTTAAAATTTTGTATTCCTGAAACTTTTTTATAAGCACTATAATAAAACTCTTTGTTTTTAACTATGCTTCCGATTTCATAATCTTTGTAAGGCTGCCATAAAGTAATTTCAGCACTGTCATATAAGAACCCTGGAATATTTAAACTGCCGTCCCAGTCTGCTGTTCTATATCCTAATAGTTTAATTCGTTCTTGTCTATAACCTGCTTCCTTATCATAAATTACATCTTTAAAATCTGTTTCATTGTCTAGTATAATAACATGTTCAGTCTGCTCAGCAGCTAATTTAATAGCATATATGCCGTCGGCTGTATTTTTAGGCTTAATATTAAATTCGTCATTAGTCCTTGATACAGTTAATACATCTTCTTTAAGTTTGGTTCCGTCTGCTTTAAATATTGAGTAACCAAAGAAGTTATTAAATACATCACCAATTACTGTAAAGTCACGTTTGAATGTTACACCGTCTGCTAGTGGGCTCAATGATATTAAACTTCCGGATTCCCAACCTTGTGTGGTCCAGAACAAAAATTCTTTAGAACTTAACTTAAAGTTCTTGATTGATTGCATATCAGCATCAAACCCGTCAAAGTTAAATCCTAATGATTCTAAGTACCTTTGGTAACCTAATAAAAAGTCAACTACTTCTTGGCTTGTTCTAAGTAGTGTTCCGTATGGTAAACTTAATATTTCTGATTTCCAAGATGTTCTAAAGATTGCTTCTCTTCCACCTTCTGTTGGCAGTGCAGATAGTTTTATAAATTTACTTCCATCAAATGCTTCAGTACTAGTATGCGATTCTTTAACTCTATAGTATTGATCGTTATATTCTACTAGCTGGCTTTCTAAATATTGTTTAGATTCATTCCACTGTACAAATGCTTCACTAACACCGCCAATACTTACTACAGGGTCGCCATTAAGTACATTATAGCCATAATATTTAAATACTGGATTTGTACTGTCGTAACCTCTAATTATATAACCTAACTGAGAACGTTCAACAACTACACCACTATATGTAATAATGTCAGTTGGTGAACTCTGCGAAAGTACAATATTGTAATTCTCTTCTGGAATGAATACATTACCTTCATTTAACGGAGTTCTAGAATCTAATATTAAATTAAATTTAGATTTATCTGTAAATCCGCCTAGTCTAAATGATAACTGGTTAGTAATACTTGCTAATTTATTTTGATATTCTGTATAGTTAGTAAGAACATTACTTGCTAGATAGTTTGCAATAAAGTTTACTAAGCCTGCTGTTAATACACGTACATCAACTGCTTGGCTATTGTTTGGAAATTTTAAATCTTTAAGATTAATTCTTTTTGAAGTATCTGCGTAAACAACTTGTCCTGCATTATTTCTTACAGTTCTAGATCTATCAAATCCTAAACCCATAATTTTTGAAGGTTGATTTAAACACCAAGCTCTTACCAATGCAAATGGATATTCGCTACTTCTACGCCAGGCTGTTTCTGCAGGTGCTTCGTCACCAAATACAAATGGTGTAGATGTTAAACTTCCAATAAACCCTTGAGCGTATCCGCTTTCTAACGGACTTTTTAAATTGCCGCTTTCGTCAACTGGTAAGTGTTGTGTTAGATTAGATCGTTTGTACTGTTCTTTAATAACAACTGATGTATTAGGTTGTCTAATTAAACCGTTTTCAATATCTTCCCATAAAAATAAATTATCTTTAGTATAAGGTGCTGGACCATATACTGTTTCCCACCAACTTGGTTTAGTAAAGAAGCCTTGCATTTCCCACGGATGTGTATGTGGGCGATCTGTATCATATGCTTGCTTATAAACTGATCTCCAATAACCTGGTAATTGCTTACCACTAGGTGATGTCATAAATCTATAATTATATGTAAATGGATTGCCTCTTACATAACCTGTATTTTCTGTATAGTCTACATCGCCAACTGATGCTAACCAACTTGCAAAATCAGTAATTAATGCATTATCGATATCAGTCTTAGCAATACCAGTGTCTCTATCTTCGCCGCCTAAAAATTCATGTATGTTAACAATAGACGAATCGTATGATATTTTAATATTATTGTATATTCTTTTTTCTAGTTCTAGTAACAGGTCATCTCTGTAATCGTCAAATGCTATAATTTTAGATCCGTCATGCCCTTGTATAACTTTTCGAGGTGTTATATATGAATTGTCAGTATGCACACTTGGAACAAATTTAGGATATAGTCCTAACTTAGACGGTGTTGGCGGAATAAACGATCCGTCTGTTGTCTCGTATTCAAATATATTAATTATGTCGCCATTTTGTGTAGTCTTTGTTATTACACAAAATCCTTCATTGTTAAATGTATAATCACTACCGTAAATTATCTGCTCATCATTGATGTAGACTGTAACTGCTCTTACACTTAATGTAGTATTGTCGTGTGTTTTTGTAAGTGCATAAAATTGATTATTTGTATCAAATACAGTATACGTTATTTTCTTTTCGCCGCCTGCAGGTGCCATGTCACTAAAGTAAAATGGCATATCTATATTTCTATTTTGGCTTATTTCTTTTAAGATGTAATCAACGTGAGCTTTAACTGTTCCGTCGAAGCCAGTATTTAAACTAGTTTGTAAAAACGTTCTTTTAAATTTTGCATATTCTCTTCTATTAAATTCAAGAGCCTTAATTATATTTGTGTCTTTATCTGTTAAATGGTATAAAGATAAATTAATTGGGCCAGTATGCTGTACAAACTTTTTACCATATATAGCAATGTTTCCTAAATCTCTTAAATTACTATTTCCTGGATACACCCCATTAAAGTTATTAATTTCTTCGACTACTGATCCAATATGATCATTAACTTCGCCTAGTGTAAATGATTCAATATTTTCATTACTTGGATTGCGTTCAAAGTTTGCTGGTATTTCGTATAGGCCGTTTTTATTTTTAATTGTTGCAGACTTAGTTTTGATTAAAACAATGTCATTTTCATCAAGTTCGGAATTAAATACTACTTTTGCATTATGAGATGTTGTATCAATTGTATAGTTAGTGTCTTTAAAATTTAAGGTGTTATTAACAAAAACTTTTATAATTAAATCTGTTAGTTCAGCACTTCGATCATATGTATCAATTTCAAAAACTGTTTGATTGTCTATACTTGTGTATTGTCTTAAAACATACTGACTACTGTTAGTAGGTGCTTTGATCCAAGCATTAACATATGTAAACGAATCAATATCTGTAAACTTTTTTAAGTTACATGTGTCTGTTTTATTTTGAATAAGTGTAGTGCTAATTTCTGTAGCGGTATATGTAAACGTATCTGCTAATAGATTAAAATCAAATACAATATCTCCAACATTAGATATACTTCTATAACTTAACGGAAATCCTAGTTCACTATCATTACTACCTGTGCCAACTTTATAGGAAAATATTTTATTTCCTGTAAATGTTGTGTTAGGATAATAACTTGTATCACCTAAACTATAACCTGAATCGTCAAATAAGTCAAATAACGGTTGTTGGTTGACTTTGGTCTTTTCTTGTGTTTCATTCCATGACGATCCGTTGTAATAAAACATTTTACCTTTGTTACTAACACCATTTAGTACTAGTACTGTTTCATTATTAACAGGTAACGAATCAGTTTCCTCTATTAACGAAATCTGTCTGTTTCCTTTATGTGTTATGAAAGAAACTTTAAATATTTTTCCAGCTTGACGAATATCTTCTTCTGCTGCAAATAACACTCTCATACCATTAACAAGTTTTATTCCGTCAACAGTATATCCTATTGATCCTTCAATAGTTGAAAATATGTCAGTAGTAAATGTATCAACTAAATCTACGTTAGTTTTACTTTGCGAGCCAAATGCATATAATTTTAATCCTGTATTAAATTCAATAATTGGCCTAGATGCTCTTGCACTTTGATCTACTGATATTTCTTGATTATTATATGCCGCTGATTTTTCAATTACATCTCTATGGAACCATCTGTTATGTCTTGACCAAGGACTTCTTTCTGGTGATCCTCTATTAATAACAATGTAATCTTTAATATTTGTGTAACCACTAGCATTATCAAAAGGAAGTCTATCAAAAGAGTTTGTATCAAAAGGTATTGACAAGTCAGTAACATAGCTACTTGTAACTTCTAAATCAGTTTCACTGACTAGTGCAATCTTATCGCCTACTCCTTCAACATACCATTCGCCCTTACTATATTTTTCAGGAGTAACGTTTCCTTGGAACTCTACTTTCATTCCGTTTGATAATGTTAAACCTTTAACAGTAGTATAGTTCTTTTTACCTATAATATCATATTCAACATCAAGGAATGTATTTTCGTCAATGTCTTTAACTTTAATTAATCCACCGTTATTAATATCATTATTTGCAACATAGTATAACAACTCAGGTGCACCTGGTTGTACTGTAAATGTAATTGTTCCTTTTTCTACATTTTGTTGCGAAACTCCGTCATCATAATTAAATTCAGCATCTAGTGTTTTCTTTGTTTTTATTGTAAACGGAAATCCTTCTGAATTAATTTCAAAAGTATATGTTTGACCTCTATATAATGTTATGCTCGGTAATTGTGTTTGTCCGTCTGGTGAAAATATATAAGCAAGGTTATCTGCATTATTAAAAAGATCAACAGTGTATGTACTTTGTACACCACGTGATTGTCCTGCTATACTTACAATTTGTGGACCATTTGGTAGCCAATAATATTCACGGAAGTTAGTAATCTTATCTAGGTCAATATTTGGATTCCAGGCATAATATTCTTGTGCATTAAGACTATCTTGACGCTGAGAATTACCACCAAAGTTTGCTATTTGATTTATATAATCAATATAGTCTTTTCTAAAGGTATAATTACCTAATTCATTTTTAATTACTAAAGACGGTTCTAATTGATAGTTTTCTCTATTATCTGAAATTTCACTAATATACGAATCATCTGCTACAAATGCTTTAGATTCTTTTCGACCAACAAACCCGTTAAGTTTTTCTGCAACACCAGGTTGCACCATTTGATCAAGTGTACTTTCTAAAAACTTTTGATTTGTTTGTGTTCTAAAATATTTAGGAAGTAAAGCAACACTCTTTTTATTATTTTCACCATTATTTGGTAATGGGAATTCCTGCTGGTCATTATCATATGCCATTAGTAACTATAGCCTCCATTGCTTGAACTACTACTTGATGAGCTACTTGAGCTACTTGAGCTACTTGAACTACTACTTAATGCTACTGAAGTAACAGTATTATTGTTGATCTCAGTTACTACAGCACCAGACGCTTTAAGTTTTGAAGCTGTAACCGCTGATATTATTTCTACGTCTGCAACAGTTGATCCGTTAATAAAAATTTCATCTGCTTCTGCTTTAATTTCAAACAAACTACCAAACGCTGAATTTGTTTTATTAGGAACAATAACAATTGACGAAATGTTAGGTGCTAGTTCGTTCATAATATATGTGCTTAGTTCTGAGAAGTAAAATGTTTCACCAAAGTCCCAGTTTTCAAGTGCAAAGAATCTGTTTATCGCCGAAATAACATTTGCCTTAACTTCGTTATCATTAACAACTTTATCAACATTTTTTACTATTTTAAATGTTGCTTGTAAATCAGTATTTGCAGATGTTCCAAACAATGGTTTATATTTTACTGGATGATAAATTACATCATCACTAATTGATTTAATTTTGTTTATTTCGCTACCGTAATTTGTAAACAAACTATCTGACGTAGGTGTTACTGGTTTTAAAGGTATTGCACCTTGTAACCACTGTCTATACAATGTATCATAAGATCTAGTTAGCATATAAACATCAATTATGTTACTACTACTTGGATCAATTCTATTACTTTCGTCTGCGGCGTGTTCATATTGGAAAATAATATTATCTCTTCCAGGATATGCTCTATAATCAACTGTAAGTGTTAACGTTTCAGCTTCTTCATTATATACTTTAAACAACCCAACATCTACAATATAAAACACTGTACCATCAATATACGACGATAACCCTGCTTGTATAATATCATTTTCTGTTGCAACTATTTTTGTAGTTGCTGTTCTCCAACTTACAAATTTATAATCATCAATGCCGTCATAATTTGTATACTTTTGTTGTATTACAAATTTATCAACTAAGTTTGTAGGTGCGCCAACATATTGTGTAAACATGTCTGGGTCATCTACAACACCATCGTCGTCTGAATCAAAAAATCCTACTTGTATTTTTTTACTATCTACGTAACCTTCTGCATCTCTATACTCTTGCAATATTTCCCAATCAAACGGAACTGTAAACGGTTGTGTAGATCCTGGCTGTGTGTTAATAGACATAATTCTAACTTTGTCTTTAACAATTTTATTTGTTTGTGGATCAAATACTTTATCACTACTATCAAAATAAAATCTAATTTCTTTATCACTTTCAAACACATATCTTTGACCATGCGTTGTTATTGTATACGTTTCGCCATCTGTATTAAATAATAACATCCAACTATTATCAAGTTGTTGATTACTAGTATCGCCTGTTTTGCCCATACCAAATGCTGATGTTTTATCTAAATTACTTTCTGTAATTAGGCGCCATAAATTTTCACTAACACTGTATCGTAATCCAAAAGTTTTATATTGGAATATTTGATCAATCATTTGTGTTTGAATATCTGTATCAAGTAGTGTTGCAAATTTTGGAATAATTCTTTCAATTACCGGATATGCATTTGTACCTGCAGGTGCTGCTGGAACTACATCATTAAATACAATTGGACCTCTACCGTCAGCATAATTGGTCTTACCGTTTCCATTAACGCCGGAAACTTTAGTCCACATATATTTGGTTGCGCCCGAGTGTAATGGTTTTCCTACCTCGTCTAGCATCAATGTACCATCAGGCATAAAGTGATAACCTTCGGGCGAAACAAATTTAACCATTGCTCCTGGTTGTATATATTTTAATGTACTACCAGTAAATGTTGATAATGTATATTTTACTCCTTGCAAGTCCATTAAGTAGCCTGTAGAAATATTTTGATCTTTAGTTACTTGTACAAATTGTGCATTTAAGTCTGTAACTACTTGTAATGGAAATTTAGTATAATAAAAATTTCTTAATGACGGATCTAGCAATAACGGTTCAACTGTAGAACTAATAGTTCCTTGAATATCATTACGTGTTGTAAACGTAAAGTTAACTTTGCTATCTAAGTATTGTGTATATATTGCGCCGTCTTTTCCGTATAAATTAGTTTTAGAATATTTTCCCGTAGCGTCTAATAAATCAAAGTATCTTGAAATGCCGCTTGATGTTCTATTAACGGCTTTTACTTTAACTATTTCTTGGCTTACTGATAACGGAGCAACATTATAATCTTCACCAGTTATCATTCTGTTCTGTGTATAGTAAGTAGATGGAGCATTTGATTTTATACTGTCATTGCTTTCGCTTTCAGCAGAATTATCAACTGTGTATTTTAGTTCGTACTCTATTGTTAAAGTTTCTTCTGTTCCAGTTTTACTAAAATAAGGTATAGTAATGTTTATATTAGTCATTTCATCAGGACTAATTACAAAACTTCTATTATCACTTGCTCTATAATATACTTTAAAGTTTCCTTTAGGTAGCGTACCAAATACACCATCACTAAAAATTAAACTAATTCTATCTTGTACTCGAGTTAATACACTATAAACATTTCTAATATTTTTACTTAAACTATTATAAACAATATTGTTACCTTCAACTGAATTAACTTTACTCCAAAGTTCAGTTTCGTTACCTGTGGTGTCTAATTTATACAACCAAACATCACTATCGTTTACATTAATAGCATCAAGATTTACTGTTTGATTAGTACTTGGTGTACTAATTGAAAATGTACCTTGGTCTAATGATCCTTGTCTAAAGTGTGAAAAGAATCCTGTGTTATTACTGCCAGCGCCTTGTCCGTCATCTTGATAAACAAACGCAAAATTATTTCCTGGTAGCGGAGCTTCTTCTAAAATTTCATTGCTTTCAATGTTTGTTGATACTAACTCAAATAACGTTCCTCGTCCACTAATATTTTTTGTAAAGCCAAAGTTCGGAACATCTGTATTAAGTGCATTGAATCTATATTGCTCTGCACTTATACCGTTAACTGTATCTTTCTTAACTGGGCGTCCAACAACACCGTTAGCCGGTAATGCAGAATTTAAAACTTTAATAAATTGTTCATACCAATCTTGGTTTGAAACATCATTCCATACTATAGTTTGCCCTGCTAAGTTATTACCGTTAGAGTCTATAATATCTTCTGACGTACTAATACTTTCCATTTTAAGAAGACCGTTAGCAGATTGGTTACGTTTAGGATTATATGAAAGTAGTCTTGCTAAACGTATAACGCTTTCTCTGCGTTCTGCTAATTCTAAGAAGTTTTCTCTTGCATTAAGATCTGCACGAAAAGCAAGGTTTTGTCCTAAGTATGCAATTAAATCAATTAATGCAAGGTATTCGCTTGATTCAATGTAATCATTAAAATCCTCAGGATAATTTTTCCTTAGGTAATTAATCATTGTACGTCTTAAATTGTCAAAGTCGTAGCTCTGAAAATCAGCATTTTTGAAGGACTGGTAGACTCTTTTCCAATCCTCTGAAATTAATAATTTATTTTGTCTATCTGTTGACGACATTGTGTTTCCTCGCTATAGTGTATTTATTACATCTAGATAAGTGCGTATATTATTTCTGTTATGTAAGTCCATTATCTTCATCAAATTTGAACTGTAGTTTTTCAGATATGTTATACGGCAAATATGTAAGTTCACACTCTATTTGTAGCCCGCTTTCGTATGGTACTACATCAATTGCTGTTACTGATACTCTTGGGTCAAAGTTAACAATCTGTGTAACATTTTTTACTATTGCAGATTTTAAATTTTCTGTAAGAGGTTCAAAAAGTACGTCCCATATAATAGTACCAAATTCGGGGTTTTCTAGTTTTTCACCTTGACGTATGTGAAAATGATTAATAAGGTCTTGTTTAATAAGTGCAATATCATAAAGTGTATTAGTAGAGTTCTCTGGATTAGTCGTTGATATGCCTCTATACGCCCTGCTTTCTACTACAGCTCGTGGCTTCTTATTTGTACTAACTTCTACTGTTTTATATAATTTTTTTTCTTTTGTACTCATGTCTATATTTACCTACTATTGCGGACCAGCTGCAGGAGCAGATATTGGTTCGTCTACCCGCTTACCGGCTTCAATATTTGTGCCTGCGGGCTCTGTAGTTAATGATGCTTGTGGAACAAGTTCGCCATTAACTATCTTGCTATAAAATCCTTTTCCTATACCAATACGTCTGCTTGTTTCTGCTCCGCCTTGATTAGCATAACCTACAGCCTTTCTAAACGATTCACCTAATGCCGAAAAACTAGCTTCTGCTGGACTAATACCTTTGCTTTTAATATAAGCAACAGCAACTTTAGTTGCAATGATAGGATCATTTACTAGATCAGGATTATCTACAATTTGCGGTGTTCCAGCTTTCTTTCCGTATGTTTCATAATTGCCTTTAAATGTTAACTGTATTAGTCCTCGACCTCTATATTTGTAACCTTCATTTTGAGCGTTACCGTATCTATTACCATATAAAGTATTACCAATTGCCGCAGGGCCTGCATTTGCAAGTTCTTGTGCAAAAGCGTCTGTTTTAACACGACTTGGATATACTTGACGTAATCGTTTAGCACTATAATTTAAGTTTTCACTTCTAGGTTTAAAACTACACTCTGCTTGAGGCTGTGCCATTGCCATTGCAAGGTATTCTGCATTACCTGCTGTTACTCCTTCAGGATTATTATTAGGATTAGCACTGTTTAAGCAAGATGCAGGATCAAGACCAAGTGCTGTTATAAGTTGATTTAAGAAGTATTGCTGTAAGTCTGTTATTGGTACAGGTTTAGCAGGTTGATCGCCAACTGGACCTACTTCTCCTGGAACTACTGATTGTGGACCATCAGCGTTTGCTGTTTTTCTATATTCGCCACTTACGGGCTGTTCGTCTCTTGCATCATTAACTAGTGGAGTTGACTCCCTTAATGTAGGACTAGGTGATGTAATAGGATTAGTTTTACTTGGTGTAAATGTTAGTGGATCTAAACTTTCATGTCCTAACCATGGTTCGTGTTGTGGAACTCTAACAGGGAATAAAGCAGGCGCTGCTACTAATGCTTGAGATGCTTCTGTTGCTTCTGCCGCCGAAGTTGCTGCTGGACCATTCATGTGTATTTCTGTCGCTGTTTCGATATGGTTTCCGCCGCTTAATATTTGTGTATCGCCTTCGGCTGTAAAATAATTATATCCTGGCGTATTAAGATCTAAGTTTGCTTGTTTATCTTTTCTATCACCTACAGTAAGAATATCAAGTGTTGCGTTACTTGTTATAGAGTGAGCATCAGTAACTATTAAGTCTCCTGATCCTCCAACAAATAATTTTTGATTAGCGCCAACAAACTGATCTAAATCTGCACCAACATCAATTTTACTGTTAACACCAATTTTTACATCACTGTTTACAGCCGCTGTCATTTTATAGTCTCTGCCAGCATTAACATTAAAATCTCTACTTGCCGACATATTGATATCTCTGTCTGCACTTATGTTTAAATCAACTGAAGTTCTAATAGATATACTGTCATCTGCAAAGATATCAATTTTACCGTTAGAAGACATTTCAATCCAGGAACTACCTCTAGCATTACCTATGTAAATTAAGTCTTCTGAATTATGTAATAATATTTGATGGCCTGTTCTAGTACGCAACCTTACAGATTCATTAAATGGTATAGTTGGCAATCCGTCTGTTTCGTCAAGTAATACATTTGCATATTCTGATGGGCCCGAACTAGCAAAACTTTTTCTTAAAAGTTTATCATCACCGTCGTCAAATACTAACGAAGTTCCTCCTAGTCTTGCTGAATGTATATTATCTTTAGCACCATATACCCCTTGTGGTGATTTAGGTGCACCGTCCCTTTTATCTAACGGTCCAGGAGTTGACATACCAAATACCATGCTAGGAACTTCACGCCTTGCACTTGCATTTGATAGTCCTCGAATTTCGTCTCTAAGTAACCCTTGAGCACCGAGTGTAATTTCAAAATCTTTGTTAACTGGTTTTAAATATGTACTTGGTATATTTCCTGAAACTACACCAGGCACAGCTTTGTTAAATTCTCCGACTGGCAATCTCTGTTCTTGATCTTCATTATTAAACTTTGATCCAGGACGAGATTCAGGAATTGTAAAATTCATATATGCGTCTTGTATACATCCAATCCAGTACCCATTACTAATATTGCCTTCAACAAATATTACCATAACCTTAGTTCCTACGTCAGGCGGAACTGCCCAAAACCCTGATACTTGTTGCGTGTTTTGGTAGGTGTCATTTTTATTATTTCCGTTTAACGGAGTACTATTATAAAAAGGCGACATATAAGAAACTGTAACAACTTGTCCAGTACGCTCTGGTTGGTTACCAGATGATGAATTCTTTAGTAATTCGACTTGTAAAGAACCCATAAATTTAGTATCAAGATGGCTTACAATTATTGCTTCGTACGGTCCTGCATTCATCGGAGCCTTTGGTAATACTGATCTTCTTTCTTGTGCCATATTCTATTGCGCCCCTATCTTATTAGATCCTTCGCCACTTAACGATGTTTCGTTACTGCCTTCTTTAATTACTGTTTCGGAATTTGGTGTTCCTAATGTTCCAGTATCATTTTCTTGGTTAGCTATTCGAATTGCTTTTAATGTTTGTTTAAATTGTCCACCCTGAATTAAATTTGCTACTTGGAAAATTCTATATAATCCACTAAATGCTTTTACTGGTTGAGTATCGCTTGGAAATTCCATAGACCCATCTTGGGCATCGCCTGATTTATAATCAACAGGAGTTCTAAAATTTAATTTCATTAATACTTCGTATTGCTCGTGTGACGGAGTATTATCAATAGTAAGTGATTTTTTAAATAGTGGATTAGGTAAAGCTGAATAGTTTCCTTGACCACTATCTGCTAGAAAAAATGGATCTCCCATAATTTCCATTTCAATGTTTATTAAGTCAACATTTGAGTTTACTAGTGCTTCTTGGAAGTCTCTTGCTATTCTAACGGCCGTAGTATTAGTTCCTCTGCCACCGCCTGAAAATCCGCTGTCTTGATTATCAGCTTGTCTTGATTGTGACGACCCGGAGTCACTTTTTACGTCTCCAACACCGTCAGCTGTTTTAACTTTTACCGAATCATTTGGCTTAGCAGAATCTACAGTAGATAACTTTTCAGCAGCTGAACCTTCACCGATATCTGAAGATATTGATTTATAATATGCATTATCAAGTGTAATATCAAAGTTTAATATATCTTTGTTTAACCCAGAATAGATGTAATTGTATTCTTTAACAACTCTTTTTGTTTTTGCTTTTATTCCTGTAGCAGGTGCATTTGTAGCTTTAAAAATAGAAGCATCAACAAAGTATGGATATACTCTATATACAAATAACCTGGGATGTTCTCCGGTTGCTGTCACAGCTTCAGGGTCTTCGTTTAGAAATACCTGTGTGTCAATTCTAAACCACGGTATATCACCTTCAGAATTTTCTTTAGTAAATGCGGATATTGCTTTACCGTAGTCACTTAATAAAACTAGTTCTTCTATTATTCTTTCAATTGACGCACCTTTAGCAAAAGTAAAAGTTTTAAATTTATTACTAATCGAAAGTTTGTCGCTTCTAAAAACTTTTTTCTCTTTATCGTGTGTGAACTTAGATAGCCCAAACGGAACATCACCTTGATCAATAAAACTTCCTGTTATTTTAGCTTTACCAATATCGTTTGCGTTGTCAAGAGATTCTGATTGTTTTTTAACAGCCTCTTCTGTTGCTGTTTGTTTTTTGCCGGCTGATATTGCTAATATTCTTTCTCTAAATTCTTCAAAGTTAGCAGGTACTTTCTCATCGGAGCCACTAATACTTTCGTATAACTTTTGCATATATTCTTCTTCTGTAGTAGCTGCGCCTTCTTCATTAGTTAATAATGTTGACAGCTCTTTTGGAAATAAAAATACATATTGATCTGGTGATTTAATTTGTTTTTTATCTTTTTGTGTTAACAATCGTTCGTTAAGAACTGATGACAAACTTTGTGCTCCTGTCTGTAACAATGTTAACATATTATCACCTGTTAATACTACATCAGTTTTAACAGTTTGTATTTCATCCGATAATGCTGTTTCATTCCATGCTACTGCTCTAACAGCATAATGGCTTCCGCCCTGGTCAACTCTTAAAGAGGAATTAATTAACTTAATTGGAAAGTGCCTTATTTCGTTTGTTGGTATAATATTACCATCGTCATCGTAACCTACAAATTTAATACTTAATAAAAAAGGAGCTCTATTATATGAAGAATCATCACCGTTTGCTTGCTTTACAGCAGCTTGAAGTGTTTGATAAAATAATCCCATACTGTAAGGTTCAGTAATATCAAAGCCGATCATAGTAGCATTAGTAGTACGTGTTCTTGTTGTAGGCATCATAATTGTTGCAATATCAATATTATCAATAAAGTATTCAATCTGCTTACTGCCAGTTTCGTATGCTGTTAGCACTTTTTTAGCGCCTGCGCCGCCACCGGACTGTAATATAATTGCACTACCTGAGCCGGTTATTCTATATGTTAAGTCTGGATTGTTAACTTCATAAGGACTTAGTGCTGACAATGTTATAATAGTATTAGAACTAGAATATTTTTCTAATGTGTTAGGCAGTGGCAAGCCGCCAAGCATTTCTCTAAAAAAGTCTTCAGCATTTTGATTACCGGAAGATTTGTTACTTTCCTGTGTCGGCTTTTCTGTTGATTCTTCTGTAGGAGGTGTGCCGTTACTAACTTCTATGTTTCCGCCATTGTCAGCCAATTTATACTCCTAAAAGTCTTTTTAATTTTGAATCTTGTGGAAGATAAATTTCAGTGCCTGCAATCATGTCATAGATTGGATCTTTAATTACATCCATATTACGTTGTGCAAAAACCCACCATAATTTGCTGTCACCGTAAACGTCATATGCTAGTAAGTCTGGTCTATGTGTATATTGAGGTTGTATAGTATATAACACATCATCCGACTCTTTTGGAACAGGTCTGATTTTTAAAATTCCTAGGTACTCTTGACCCTCAATTTTAGTAGTGTGCCACGGACTGCTTGTTGTATATGTTGCCATTAAATGTACCCGTTACCTTTTCCAATATAGTCGCCGTTAACAAATGAACTCATACTAAATGCTTGTACTTTACTACGAGAGTAAACTGGTGATAATGTTACCGCTACTTGGCTTTGTGCCGGAACAAAAGAAAAGTTGCCTCCGCCTTCTGGAAAGTCAGTTTTTAAGTAATCAACATCTGCTGGCATATCAACTGTAAAGTTTTTAATAATACACGAAACATCATTAAACACAAAGTCTCCATATCCGTTTAGTTTAACAACTGGTGGCGGATTACCTGAATTATCGCCGGTACCATAAAACATCTTAGTTACTGTTCGTAGGTAATGCACAGCAGCACACCAATATCGTGCTTCTTCTGAATTTTGAACAAAAAAGTCGCCTGTAATAACCATATCATCCACTTGTGATGATTGATAGTTGTAAAACGGATAATTACTATGTATAGGCTGCAAAGCATTATAATTTGCACTATGACTCATTAAAATTGTTGGAGTGTAAGGAAAACATAAGCCGCCTGTTTTATTTAAAGGAGCAAATGCTTTATTATCTTTATTCGTTATAATTTTTGGAATGCTTAATTTGACTCGCCAATCATTGCCTTCATCTTCTTTAATACTTGCTGAGGCAAAATCTGCTTTCAGCGGATCACTACTAGGTCCGCCACGTAACAACTTACCAAGGCCAGCTGCATCGGCAATATCTTCTAAAGCACCTTTTCCTGCATCCACTAAGGAATTACCGGTCTTTTCTAATGATGAGCCAAAACTTTTGCCTGCTTTTTGTAATGCTGAACCAATTGACATATTACTCTCCTATATAAAGTATTTAGTTGACTTTATTAACAGAGTAGTTTATAATAGATACTAACAACTGGAGAAACTATGAGAAAAGTAAATTATTTAAATAATAAAGACATACTAAAAGAAATACACAAGTCTAAATCTAAATTTAGCAGTTTTACCGAAGAGTCGTTTGCTCAATTTGATATCATACTACCATCGATTGACAAAATTAACATCAGAACCATTGCTGAAGCAAAACGTAATAAAGCAAAAAGATTGCAAGTAGAAGCATTTGATGCGTCTAAACTAGCAGGTGAAAAGCGTAAACAAGCAGAGTTTGAAGTCGATTATCGTAAAATTAGCAAATACGAACTAGTATTTCGTATTATGTCATTTGACCATATTCCTGAAGAGCCTGGTCGTAAGAAAAATCCTAAAACAATAGCAGATACAAAAACTAAACTTAATTTTCCGCCGTTTGTACACTACATGTTTAATGACAAGGACGAACTAGAACTGGTAGGTAAGAGTCATTGGATTGGTGGTATGGGTAACGGATACTTTTCTAAAGACCATACACAGGTAACAGAAAAACTTGCTCGCATGTGGATGAAGTTATGTGACAGATATGCCACCAGAGGTAACGTTAGAGGTTATACATATAACGACGAAATGAAAGGGCAAGCAATTTTACAACTTGCTCAGATCGGCTTACAATTTGACGAATCAAAATCAAATAATCCGTTTGCATATTACACTGCCGCTGTAACTAACAGTTTTGTACGTGTTATTAATATTGAAAAACGTAATCAGAACATTCGAGATGATATTTTAGAAATGAACAATATGAATCCTAGTTATACTAGACAGCATAGCGGAGAATGGGAAGCACAACAAAAAAGAGAAATGGAAAAAACCTCTAAATAGGGGCTTGACATTTGTCTATATTTACGTTATACTATTAACTAAGATTAAAGGACTTTATTTTGTTTAAAAAAGCTGCTGTCTTTACAGACATACATTTTGGACTAAAAAGCAATAGTCGTTTGCACAATGAAGATTGTGAAACGTTTATTGACTGGTACATAGAAACTGCAAAAGAGAACGGGTGTGAAACCGGTATTTTCTGCGGTGACTGGCACCATAATAGAAATAGTCTAAACTTGAATACTATGGATTCAACTATCCGTAGCATGGAAAAACTTGGAAAAGCATTTGATCAATTTTTCTTCTTTGACGGTAATCATGATTTGTATTACAAAGATAAAAGAGATGTTAATTCTACAGCATTTGCAAAACACATTCCGGGTATTACATTTGTTGACGAATTTACAGTAATTGAAGATGTTGCAATTGTACCTTGGTTAGTAGGCGACGAATGGAAAAAGATACAAAAGTGTAATGCAAAGTACATGTTTGGTCATTTTGAACTGCCTAGTTTTTATATGAATGCATTAGTAAAAATGCCTGACCACGGAGACTTGCGTCCTGAACATTTTAAAAATCAAGAATATGTGTTTAGTGGACATTTCCACAAAAGACAACAACAAGGAAAGATTCATTACATTGGTAATGCAATGCCTCACAACTATGCAGATGCATGGGACGATGATAGAGGAATGATGATTCTTGATAGAGAAAATGATAAAGAGCCCGAATACATTAATTGGCCTGACTGTCCAAAGTATCGTACAGTAAAACTTAGCCAGTTACTTGATCCAAGTTCCGATATTATTAAAAGTAAAATGTATCTTAGAGTTACGATAGATTTACCTATTAGTTACGAAGAAGCAAGTTTTATTAAAGAAACGTTTATTAATGAACACGGATGTAGAGAAATTAGTTTAATAACTCAACAACAAATTGAAGAAATGTCTACTGAACTTGATATTCAACAATTTGAAAGTGTAGACCAAATTGTTGCTGGAGAAATATCTGCACTCGACACTGAAAACTATAACAAGAAAACGCTATTGGATATTTATAACGAGCTATGATAAAACTTAAAGATCTTACTGTAAAGAATTTTATGAGTGTGGGTAATCAAACCCAAGCTGTTGACTTTAATAAAGAACAACTTACACTTGTACTAGGTGAAAATTTAGATCAAGGCGGCGATGACAGCGGCTCACGTAATGGTACTGGTAAAACTACTATTATTAATGCACTTTCATATGCGTTGTACGGTTCAGCACTTACTAATATTAAACGCAATAACTTAATCAACAAAACAAACTCTAAGGCAATGTTGGTTACGTTACACTTTGAAAAAAATAATATAGACTACAGAATTGAACGTGGTCGTAGTCCCAATATTATGAAATTTTATATTAACGACCAAGAACAGCAAATGGTCGATGAATCACAAGGTGATAGTAGACAGACACAAAAAGATATTGATGGCTTGTTAGATATGAGTCACGACATGTTCAAACACATTGTTGCACTTAATACATACACTGAGCCGTTTTTAGCAATGCGTACAAACGATCAACGTGCTATTATTGAACAATTGTTAGGTATTACATTATTGTCTGAAAAGGCAAATACACTAAAAGACGAAACTAAAAAAACACGTGATGCTATTCAAGAAGAAACAATGCGTATTAACGCTGTACAGTCAGCTAACGAAAAAATCGAAGCAACAATCGGCGGATTACAAAGTAAGCAAAAAGCATGGCTCAGTAAACGTACTTCTGATGTCTTAAAATTAAAAGAAGGTATCGACGAACTAGAGCATTTAGATATTGATAAAGAGTTAGAATTCCACGAAAAATTATCAAACTGGAATGAACATAATACAGCTATTATGGCTCTTAGAAAAGAACTAAGCACACTGGAACCTGCATTAGTACGTGCTGATAAAAGTGTCAATAAGTTAACTAAAGATATTGCAGATTTAGAAGATGCAACATGTTACACTTGCGGACAAGAGCTTCATGCAGACAAAAAAGCTGAAATTGAGGCAAAGAAAGTAAAAGAATTAGATGACGCAGTTACATATCAAAAAGAAATAAGTGACAAACTAGTTGATGTTGCAAAAGGCTTAGAAGATATCGGTGACATTAACGGCAAGCCTACTACATTTTATGAAACAGCAAAAGAAGCATATGAACATAGACAAAATGTTGATGCTCTTAAACAAGCATGGGAAACAAAGAAGCAAGAAGAAGATCCTTATCAATCACAAATAGACGATCTTAATAACGAAGCAATACAAGTAATTGATTGGGCTCCTGTTAACGATCTTACTGACTTTAAAGACCATCAAGAGTTTTTACTAAAACTATTAACTAACAAAGACAGTTTTATACGTAAAAAGATTATTGATCAAAACTTAGCATACCTTAATAATAGATTAACATACTATCTAGATAAGTTAGGATTGCCGCACTTGGTTATTTTCCAGAATGACCTAAGTGTAGAAATTACGCAACTTGGTCAAGACTTAGACTTTGATAATTTATCAAGAGGCGAGCGTAATAGATTAATATTAGGAATGAGTTTTGCATTCCGTGATGTTTGGGAAAGTTTATATCAAAAAATTAATTTGATGTTTATCGACGAACTAATTGATAGCGGAATGGATACCGCAGGCGTTGAAGGTTCGCTTGCTGTTTTAAAGAAAATGGGACGAGAAGGCGGAAAGAATGTATTCTTAATCTCGCACAAAGATGAATTAATTGGTAGAGTTAATAACGTACTAAAGGTAATAAAAGAAAACGGTTATACCAGTTATGAAAATGACATAGAAGTTTACGAAGAATGATTGAAGACGACACACATGATAAACTAACTAAAATGTATCTTGCGTATTTCAAGGAAAACGAAAAATTTGAATCACGAAATTCAGTTAGAACACATCAATCAGCAAGACGATGTCTAAGAGAAATTAGACGTCTTGCAAAGGTACGTATGGACGAAATACATACAACTCATTTAGAAAAACGATCTAAAAACCACAACGACGAAGGCACGAATTAAGGCTACGGTAAGTAAGTTCATGCAGTGGACTTATAAAGGAAAACAATTGGAATCTATTCCAGAAGAATATGAAGGATTTGTTTATCTTATTACTAATACTACTACAGGGCAAAAATACATAGGCAAAAAACTAGCAAAGTTTAAAACTACTAAGCCACCACTCAAAGGCAAGAAGAACAAACGTAGAGGCTACAAAGAAAGCGACTGGCGAACATACTACGGTAGTTCAGACAGACTAAACGCAGACGTAGCAGCACTAGGCGAAGGCAAGTTTACAAGAGAAATACTATACCTATGTAAAGGTAGGGGCGAAATGTCCTACATAGAGGCAAGAGAACAATTTGATAGGCGAGTACTCGAAACAGATGATTACTACAATGGTATCATTAATGTTAGAGTAGGCGGATCAGATAAACTCAAACAGGCATTGCTAGAACATCACATACAGGCAAAACATTCCAACACATAAGGTTGGCGGGCCAGACTAAGAATACCGCTGTGGAAAAAGCTCTCGTATAGAAGCACACGTACATATTGATTGACACACCAGAGTGTGGAAGCCACCAAACAAATTGGGCTCACTAGTTGATATAGATTGAATGTTGGCAGTCGAAAAACACAAACACAGTACATAAAAACTCTTTAGCAATAGGAACGAAGCGAGAGGTAGCTGGAAACAGCGATGTCGACGTAGGTTGGGAAAGGTCAGAGCCCATTGTACTTTGTGTATAAACAATTACCTA